GTCACCTTCTCTAGGTCTGTTTATTGAAATTGTATTTGATGGTTGGTCAACTAATAACTCAAATGAACGTCTGCTAACAACGAAAGTTATTTCGTCTTTCATATCTAAACCAAACTTACCAATCAAGTCACCTTGACCGGCAAAACCGTTCACGTCTTCTATGTACATTTCTATTTGATATGCTTCTGTGTACTTACTATCAGGCGTTTCACCTAATATTTTATCTTCCGTTACAGTTGTTCTAGGAAGATAGTGTACTTCATGCCCAAATATTTTTAACTGCTCTATGATTAAATCTTCATAGAGAGTTTTTTCTGAGTGTGTACCGTGTGAGAAATATGTATTTTTCACTTATTAACCTACCATATAATTTGGTGGTAATTCAAAACTTAACTGTATTTGTTCTTCTAGTTTGTTGATTTCATCTTGTGCTTGAGAGTAAATTTGTTCACCATTCATTTGAACACCACCCAGCATTGCAACTCCCTGGAATTTAGATAAGTTTGTACCCCATTGTTTTTTGATTAATTGAATTAAATATTTTTTTAAGAATATATCATCAAACAAATCAGTAAATGTTGAACCGTCTAATTTACGATAGCATTCTATAATCATAAAGTCACCTGCTTTAACATCATGTGACCAATCCATATCTATATACAATCTGTTTTTGTGTTGATTGTATCTAACTGGTCTTTCACCTGTTAGAATATGGTCTAACATATCTAAATGTCTTAATGTCATATCGTAGTGTATAATACTTGTAGATGAAAAATCATACAAGTCATTTAATCTTAATTGATATCTGACATCAAATAAATTTAATGCCGCTTTGTCTGTAAAAGGAAATACTTGTAATACTGACATTACATTTGAAGGCATAGGTATATAATTCTTACCTTCTTTAAAACTTGCTGTTACTGTGGAATCTGCTGTATCTGTGACTGTAGTTAATGTTTCATTTGCTCTTGCTCTATCAATATCATCTTGTGTAACTTGATATTTTAAATACATTCTTTCAGAACCGTCATAATGATACTGAGCAAAGTATTGTACTGCTTCGTCTATTCTATCTTCTACTTGGTCGTCTTCTACGTTGATTTCAATAACAGGTTTACCTAATGCTCTTAGGCAGTATTGTTTAAGTGTTTCTCTACTTGTTATTGGGTTATTTTGTGCCATAATACTACTATTTATGCATTATATATACCTATATGATACTGGAAAATTATTATTACTATTTCTCAGGTGTTATACCAGAAATTGTATGTGATGATATAATAAAAACTGCTCAACAGCACCAGGAACGACTAGGTGTGACAGGAAACTTGACTGAGGAAGACATAAAGAATAACCCTCAAGCAGCTCAGAAAAATTTATCACATAGAGACAGTTATATCACTTGGATAGATGATGAGTGGATATATAACGAGATACACCCTTGGATACAACAAGCAAATAAAAATGCTGGTTGGAATTTTGATTGGCATTGGTCAGAAGCATGTCAGTTTACAAAGTACAAACTAAATCAGTATTATCATTGGCATGAAGACCAAGGTGCAAAACCTAATGAACAAGGTAATATAAGAAAACTATCTTGTTCAGTACAGTTATGTCACCCAAATGAATATGAGGGTGGTGATTTACAGTTTGTTACACCACATGGCGAGTTTACTGTGGATCAGATAAAACCAAAAGGGTCTATTTGTATCTTTCCGTCTTTTGTAAAACATAGAGTTACACCTGTTACATCAGGCATTCGTCAAAGTTTAGTAATATGGAGTTTAGGACAACCTTATAGATGATATTTTACGGCAAAATAAAAGAACATAAACAAATTAGAAACAATATATTAGAACTTATAGATACAGCAGAAGCACAATCTATTAAACAATCTAATGATTATTATAATGATGATATTACAAGGTCAGATTGGGCAAATTCTGGTGATTATGAAAGACCGTGGGTAAAAAAATTACTACCTTATTTCATGCCAGAAATGTTGAAAATGACAAACTTAGCAGGTTATAAAGACTTTGAATTATTTGAGATATGGTTTCAACAGTATGCTAAAAACTCTACACACGGTTGGCATATACATGGTCGTAGTTACACAGGTGTTTACTATGTACAGTTTGACGGTACTGCAAAAACGCAAGTATGGAATAATGAAGTGATGAATTTAAACTGTGAAGAAGGAGATATAGTTATGTTTCCGTCTTTTATGATACACAGAGCACCACCTGTACAAAATGATAAAACAAAAACAATAGTATCATTCAACTTAGAATTTAAAGATATAGACGGCAGTAAACTAGAGGAGATTAGTCGTGCTTGAGATACAACCACTCTTTTCTAAACCACTTGCATATACAAAGATACATTTACATGAAAGTGATATACAAATTATTAAAGACTTAGAATATAAAAGTATTGAACCAGATGGTTTTCAATCTGTTGATGATATGATATGGGATAGATTACCAGATGTAACTAGAGATATAGAACGCCATGTAAAAGATTTTAATGATAATCTTATGCACTATCAAACACCTATCAAAATGACAAGAATGTGGAGTACAAAATTTATGCCAGGTCAACAAGGCGAAGTACATTATCATATGAATAGTACATATAGTTTTGTTCTTTACATAGACAAAGGTACAAGTTGTCAGTTTCAATCATTTGGACAAGAAGAATTATATAAACCTATCTATAATAAATATAATATATACAATATGAAAAGTTTTGATATGCCTGTTCAAAGAGGAACACTACTAATATTTAAGTCAAGTTTACCTCACAAGGTTATGAAAACAGATGTAGAAAGATATAGTGTATCAGGTAATTTTGTAATAACAGATTTAGATGAGTATAAAATAGTATGACAAACTTTATAGGCGAATATAAAATAGATGATAGTATGTGTGACGCATTAATAGAACATCACCGTAACTCAGAAAAAATTTCAGGTAAAGTAGGTTATAAGGATGTGGATAAAAGTGCAAAAGATAGTAAAGATGTTCATGTTAACATTTATACAAATAAACTTATTAAAGATTACATTAATGAAATAAGAAGTTTAGCAAGGCGTTATTGTGAAACATATGTATGGGCAAATCGTGCTTGTCCTGAATTTGATATTAGAGAAGACTTTAATATACAATATTACCCACCAGGTGGTGGTTTTAAACGATGGCACTATGAACAAAATTTTGTACCAGATGAAAGAACTGGTGCTGACTATACTAGTAAAAGACACTTAGTCTTTATGACTTATTTAAATGATGTTACAGATGAAGGCGAAACGGAGTTTTTCTATCAAAGAAGATTTATAGAACCAAGAAAAGGATTAACTGTAATTTGGCCAGGAGGTTGGATGCATACTCATAGGGGTATACCATCACCATCACAAGAAAAATATATTATAACAGGTTGGATATCTTATGTTTAAAACAGACCACTATCAAGTAATTAAAAATCTAATTAGTCCAGACATGGCAAATTTATGTTATCGTTATCTTTTAAATAAGAGGCGTGTATTTAAATTTTTACATGAAAACAAATTAGTATCACCATTTAATGACCATTGGGGTGCATTAACAGACCAACAAGTGGATGCTTGGGCAAACTATGATGATGTACTAATGACCACTTTACTTGTAGAAACAAAATCAAAATTAGAAAAAGAAATAGATATGAAACTTATTGAAACATACACATATACAAGATTATATGTTTATGGTAACGAATTACATAGACACAAAGATAGACCATCATGTGCTGTTTCTGCTACTATGAATTTAGGTGGTGACGCTTGGCCAATCTATGTTGATAATACAGGTGGTCAAAACAATCCTGGTATCAGAATAGATTTAGAACCAGGTGATTGTTTGATGTATAGAGGAACAGAATTAGAACATTGGAGAGAAAAGTTTTATGGCGAAAGTTGTGGTCAAGTATTCTTACATTATAATGACGCTAGTGACCCACAATCAAAAGATAACAAATATGACGGCAGACCTATACTAGGGTTACCTAATTCTGCAAGACCATATATAAAGGTAAAAGATGAAAATACAAGGTAGAGATATAATACAATTTGAATTTCCAATATATGTTCAAAAAGTAGAAGAACACCATTTACAAAAAGAAGACTTTTTAAAGTTAATGAAAGAAAATAAACCGTGGTGGGAAATTTTCGTACTTACACATGATAAGTACACAAAAAATGTAATGAATTATTTTGAAAGTAAATGGACTGATTATGTTAAATACTGGACAGATGATTATAAATTAGGTAAATC